GAATTATTCCAATCAACGAAGAGAATCAATGTATATGGGGATGTGTAGATATAGATTCATATGCAGGATTTGATCATAAAAAATTAATAGATAAGATAAAAAGTTTTAAACTACCACTGGTAGTGTGTAGGTCAAAGAGTGGGGGTGCTCATGTGTTTCTCTTCTCCGAGACTCCCGTGGACGCAGAAAGAATGAGAGACAAACTTACAGAAATAAAAACACTACTAGGCTACGGCGGATCAGAAGTCTTTCCAAAACAAATTAAATTACAATCACCAGACGACACAGGAAACTTTTTAAACTTACCATACTTTAATGGGGATGAATCTTTAAGATATGCATTTAAAGAAGATGGTACAGCAGCTACTTTACAAGAATTTTATGGGATCTATAATAATGTAAAACAACTAGATGTTGGTCTCGTAAAAGTGCAGAGGCCTCAATCAGAATTTTCTGATGGGCCTCCGTGCATAGAACTTATGGCAGCCAACAATGTAGAAGAAGGTGGTAGGGACAACGCATTATTTCATTATACAGTTTATGCTAAAAAGAAATGGCCATCAGGTTGGCAAGGAAAAGTTTCTTTGTTTAATGAGAAACATGTTAAACCAATTTACGATGATGCAGGATTAAATAGAATTATAAAACAACATGAGAAAAAAGATTGGGGTTATAAATGTAATGATACTCCAATGTGTAATTTGTGTGATAAAAAATTATGTAAGAGTCGTAAGTATGGAATAGGAGATGAGATAGTATTTCCATCATTAACAGATTTACAAAAAATTAAATTAGAAAAACCTTATTATTATCTAAATGTAGATGGAGAAAGATTATATCTAGAGAATGTAAAATTCTTAAAACAACAAAATTTATTCCAGGAAGCTTGTATGGAACAGTTGGACTTTAAACCACCAACAGTTAAACCTAAAGACTGGGACATGATAATAAACCCATTAATGAAGAACCACGAACCTGTAGAACCACCTGAAGGTGTGACAACTAATGATCAATTACAGAATCACTTAGAAGAGTTTTGTTTAAACAGACATATAGGAACTGAAATGAGTGATCTTAAACGTGGTGGTGTGTGGACTAGTGAAGGCTATCATCACTTTATATTTAGTAAATTTTATAATCAATTCTTAATCCGACAAAGATGGGATGTAAATTATTCTAGAACGGCGCAGATGTTAAAAGAAGTTTGTAATTGTGAAGATAAGAGAATTGGTAAAGATAAAATATCAGTATTTAGAGTAAAACAATTTGATCTAAAAGAGGAAGAGTATACGCAAAAAGAACTTAAACCAAAGGATGTATTTTAATGAAACTAAGATGCTTTATAGAAAGCTTTATTGATGTAGGCAGTGGATTAATTTTAGCAATCTTAATTCAATTATATATCTTTCCTTTCTTTGGATTGTATCCAACGATTTGGGACAGCTTACATATAGCATTAATATTTACAGTAGTTTCAATTATTAGATCATCAATATGGAGACATTTTTTTAGGAGGGTTAAATGAAAACAATAGTATTGGGACCTCCAGGAACTGGAAAGACTACAACTTTATTAAATAAAGTAGATAATTATTTAAAAGAAACTGATCCGGATAGAATAGGATACTTTGCTTTTACTCAAAAAGCTGCGTACGAGGCAAGAGATAGAGCAATGAAACAATTTAATTATACAGAAGATGATCTTCCATACTTTAGAACTTTACACTCACTAGCATTTAAAAAACTTGGACTTAAAAAAGATCAAGTAATGCAACCAAGACATTATAAAGACTTAGGAAAAAAATTAGGTTTTCCAGTAGCTTATGCTGAACACCAAGAAGATCATGGTTTTTTTACATCTGACAGTGAGTATTTACAGATAATTAATTTAGCAAAACTTAGAAATATAACTCCGGACCAACAGTATGAACTTCAAGAACATACTCAGGATTTAGAGAGAGATAAGTTAAGAATTATAGCTAATGAGTTGGAGAGATATAAAAAAGAATATGGTTTAATAGATTTTAATGACATGATTTTAAATTTTATAAAATCAGATAAGTCTCCAAACTTTGATGTAGTTTTTATTGATGAAGCTCAAGATTTATCTCGAATGCAATGGGATATGACTAAAACTATTTGGGACAAAACAGAGGATACGTTTATTGCTGGAGATGATGACCAGGCTATTTTTAAATGGGCTGGTGCTGATGTAGATTCTTTTATAGCTTTACAAGATCAAATGATTAACCTTCCACTTATTCAATCACATAGAATTCCGATGAAAGTTCATAGACTTGCTATGGGAATTATAAATAGAATTAGAAATAGAATAGATAAGAATTGGAAACCTAAAACTAATGAAGGAAGTTTACATAGACACTTTGATGTTGAATCAATTGATATGTCATCTGGTGAATGGTTAATATTATCTAGAACTAAATACATGCTTAAAGAAATAGAAGATACTTTGTATCGTAAAGGTTTGTATTATGAGAATAAATATAAAAGAAGTTATGAGAAAGATATGCAAGAAGCAGTCACAGATTGGGAGCATTTGAGACAGGGACAATTAATGTCCTATAAACAAATTGAAAAGATTTATAGTTACATGAGCCCGGAACATGCAGACAAGAATAAATTAAAAGGAATGGTGAAAGAATCCTTCTATGGTATTGACGCATTGACCAAGGACCACGGATTAAAAACTAAAAAAGTTTGGTTTGAAGCTTTTAATGAAGCCGGGCAACAGCGAGTAAATTATCTAAGAAAAATGAGAGCCAATGGTGAGAAATTAAATAAACCACCAAGAATAAAATTGTCTACGATTCACGCCGCTAAAGGTGGTGAATGTCAAAACGTTGTATTGTTAACTGATCAAACAAGGACAACAATGAACACATACGAAAAGAATCCTGATGATGAAAACAGACTATATTATGTAGGCGCAACACGAACAAAAGAAAACTTACATATAATAGAACCCAAACAACCTAGTAAAGGATTTATAATATGAGCGAAGAAATATATAAAAAGCAGGTAGGTGGGACTCACTATAAATCTATGGCGATTCAACCTTCAGAATTTATTAATAGAAACAACATTCCGTTTGCAGAAGGAAACGCAATTAAATATTTGTGTAGGCACAAACAGAAAAATCAAAAAGAAGATTTGTTAAAAGCAAAACATTATATTGACATGGCTATCGATAGAGACTATCCTGAACCTGTGAAAGAAGAAATAAAAGAATCAAAAAATTCATGGGGGATTGTTAAATGAACTGTTGGCATTGTAATACAGAATTAATATGGGGAGGAGACCATGACACTGAAGATAACGAATATTATGATATTGTTAGTAACTTATCATGTCCCAACTGTCATTGTGCTGTGGATGTATGGCACCCTTCAGAAAAATTAATAAAAGAATATAAAGACTATGAGGAGAAAAATAAATGATACAAGTACCTTTATTCAAACCACAGACAGAGTGGCTACCACCAGAAGAATTTCCAGATTTATCAAAGTATGATGAGATTGCAATTGACTTAGAAACAAAAGACCCAGATCTAATTAAGATGGGATCAGGATCAGTAACCAACAAAGGAGACGTTGTGGGTGTAGCTGTCGCTGTTAAGGACTGGTCTGGTTATTATCCAATTGCTCACGAAGGTGGTGGTAATCTAGATAGAAATAAAGTTTTAAAATGGTTTCAAGGTGTGTTGAGCACTCCAGCCATGAAAATATTTCACAACGCCATGTATGACGTATGTTGGATAAGAGCGCTCGGTTTAAGTATTAACGGAAGAATTGTAGACACGATGATTGCATCGGCCCTAGTTGATGAGAATCAAATGCGTTATGACTTAAACAACTGTGCTAAACGATACACTGGAAAAGGAAAAAATGAAACAGAATTATATGAAGCCGCAAAGAGTTGGGGGGTTGACGCCAAGGCAGAAATGTATAAACTACCTGCCATTTATGTTGGCGCTTACGCAGAAAAAGATGCTGAGATAACTTATGAACTTTGGCAAGAGCTAAAGAAAGAAATTATTAATCAAGATTTAAAATCTATTTTCCAATTAGAAACTGACTTATTCCCTTGCCTCGTAGATATGCGGTTCTTAGGAGTTCGTGTAGATATTGAAGGAGCTCACCTATTAAAAGAAGAGTTAAGTAAAGAAGAAAAAGAATGCCTATTAAAAGTAAAAAAAGAAACACAAGTAGATGTGCAAATATGGGCTGCTCGATCCATTGCGCAAGTTTTTGAAAAACTTCACCTACCATTTGACCGCACCGATAAAACAAATTCTCCATCATTTACTAAAAACTTTTTGCAGAATCACCCCCACCCACTAGTGAAACTAATTGCCCGAGCCCGTGAAATAAATAAGGCCCATACCACGTTTATTGATACCATATTAAAACATAATCATAAAGGAAGAATACATGCTGAAATTAACCAATTAAGGTCAGATAATGGCGGAACTGTGACCGGAAGATTCAGTTATTCTAACCCAAATTTACAGCAGATTCCAGCTAGGAACAAGGAACTTGGACCACGGATTAGGTCATTATTTATACCCGAGAAGGGCCATACATGGGGTTGTTTTGACTATTCTCAGCAAGAGCCTAGGTTGGTAGTGCATTATGCCGCTTTACAGAATCTCTATGGAGTGAACGAAGTATTGGACTCGTATAATGAGGGCGATGCCGATTTTCATACTATCGTTGCAGACATGGCAGAGATACCTAGAACTCAGGCCAAGACTATAAATCTTGGTCTGTTCTATGGTATGGGAAAAAATAAATTACAAGCTGAACTTGGAGTCTCTAAAGAAAAAGCTGAAGATCTTTTTAAACAATACCATAACAAGGTTCCATTTGTAAAACAATTGATGGACAATGTTATGTATAGAGCCCAGGACTCCGGTAAGATTAGAACTTTACTCGGTCGTTTGTGTAGGTTCCATTTATGGGAACCAAATCAATTTGGAATTCATAAAGCCTTGTCACACGAAGCAGCGCTCGCGGAACACGGACCAGGGATCAAGAGAGCTTATACTTACAAAGCGTTAAATAAATTGATTCAAGGATCAGCAGCAGACATGACAAAGAAAGCAATGTTAGAACTTTATAAAGAAGGAATTACGCCGCACATACAAGTGCATGATGAACTTGATATATCTGTTGATGGTAATGCAGAAAAAATAAAAGAGATCATGGAACATGCAGTTTCACTTGAAGTTCCCAATAAAGTAGACTATGAATCTGGACCAAATTGGGGTACAATAGAGTAAAAAAAGAGGAGGAAACTATGGTAAAAAAATACCTAGATAAAGTAATGATTTGGCAATTACACAACAGAAGAGAAATCGTTTGTTTTGTAGCTGGTTTAATCATTGGCTCTATAATTTTGTAATGTCTTATGTCATATCTGAATGCAAACATTCCTGTGACGTATGCACAGATAAGGAAAGAGTATCTCTATGACCTTACCGGACATTTTGGAGAAGTTGAAGATTGTATTATCTTTGGTCTGGCGTCTATTACAGGACGTCCGATCCTCTTTCATGCTATTATGGAAAACGGTGCTGTGTTCTATCGTCTCCCTATTTCAGCTTTCATTCAACGAGGATTCAAAGCCACCGAAGTTCCTAGGATGCGACTGGACGAGCTGGAGCTTTGGAATTGCTTTAGTTATTATCCTGCTGTCACTTCTTTTGATATCTTAGATGGACAATCTGGAAAGTTTTTTGGAAAAGAT